TATTATATTGGACAATATGGAAGACGATGAAACTGTTCAGGCAAAGAATATCACAGATTTTTTCACGGGTCTAGAAGTAGATGGACTCGGCGGCGGCAATGTGAAAAAAATAATGAATGCGGGTTACACGACCGTTCCTGTGATTTTGAAAATGACGAAGGACGATTATGCAAAAGTGGATGGATTTAAAACGAAAATGGTAAATAAAATATATGATGGAATACAAGCCCAGGTGGAAAAGGCATCGTTAGTAACAATTATGGCCTCGTCTAATAAATTTGGGCGTGGTATTGGTATGCGAAAGATACAGCCGATTATGACTGCCTATCCCAAAATATTAACCAGCCCGGAAACAACGGACCACAAAATCGAGATGTTACAAACGATTGACGGGATTGGAAAAGAGAATGCGAAAAGTTTTGCAACCAATATTCCGGTGTTTTTGGAATTTTTGAAAGAATGCGATCTAATGCATAAAATCGCGAACACGGTGGTAGCCGAGTCGGCCAAGACCGATGCCCAGGCCCAAGTTCCCAAACAGGCAGCAGTTGTTCGTGACGAAACCCATCCATTATATGGGAAACACGTGGTTATGACAAAGGTTCGAGATGCAGAAATAATCGACTATTTGAAAAAGGTTGGCGGGGAGTTAGATGATAATATGAGCAAAAAGACGTTTGTACTCATTGTAAAGTCGCTGGACGATGTATCAAACAAAACCAAAAAGGCGGTTGCCGAAAAAATTCCTATAATGACACCGGAAATGTTCAAGAAAGAATACATGAACGCTTAATAATCGGGCATAGATAAACATTTTTCGAATAAAAATGTTTATGAACGAGCCATAATTAGAATTACACGACCGTTAACTTATTTACACATACTTTGTGTAATATTCCGGCATCTTATCAATATTCATATGTACGTGTGCATGTACTTCGGTCGACGGCGGCGGAACAATGTACTGTTTAAATATATTACGAGAAAGTTGGTTCTCGGGCGTTTGGTTATGAACCGTGCGTGCAATCATTTTATACAATTTGAAATTGGGATAACGTTCGTCGCCATTTTGCTTATACAGTATATTTTTCTTATTGTCGTCCAAACACCAATCGTGAATTAGCTGTTGCAAATCATCGTAGAATTTAGGATTATCGTCGTCGTCGATTACAAAATCATAGAGCGAACACCCTAATCTACACAAATCGAAGCTATAATTTGGGTCCAATCGAGGTTTGCTTACATCCATGTAGGGTTCGCAGTTATACTGTGTGGATGCATCGCCCACTGGCGCAAAACTATCGCTGCATAATCGGCGACCGTTATAGTTATAGATGGCCCTGCCAAAATCGATTATTTTGAATATTTTTCCAAAAGTAGGTACCTTGTATATTTTGCGCTTATATGTGTAATATAAGAAAGGTTCGGTTGTGTTGACGTACATGATATTGTTTGTATGTAAATCATTGTGTGTAAATTGGAAAGCGGTTTGATAGCATAACAGTGTCATTATAATTTGCATGAGGGCGGATGTACTTTCTTCTTTGCTAAGTGCGTTCTTGCTGAATAGTGAATCTAATGTGCCATCGCATTTTTGTAGTGCGATACAGTGCACCGGGAAGTTCTTTATGTAAGCATAACATGCATCTGGGTCGGTATATGATTCATCATCGTCATCGTCATCGTCATCGTCATCTTCACCTGCATCACTGCCACTTTCATCGAATTCGCTATCATGATCATCATCGTCGTCTTCCGTATCCCAAACACTTTCTTCGCTGCTACTATTATGGTCACAATCACTAGATCCACAGCTCGTATTGGTTGTAGATGTTTGGCTACTTTTTGAATCATCAGATGAATCAGACTTATTTCGCGAGCTATTTTTACTTTCTATATTTTTGTTTGTGTATACTAATTCCGTGTCTAGATTGGCATCAATCAACACATCGCCGAGAATTGGGGATATCAAATCTTCAATGACAACGGCAGATATGTTACGTTTAGGCGTTTCCATTACTTGAAGACGGGGTTTATTGCCATGCGACCCATAATTAAAATACCCATCGTTGTCCACATGCGACGTTTTAAACAATATCTTGTTATTTTTATTGAAAAATGCAGAAGATTGCAAATAATCATAATCATCGGTAATATCCATTTTATATTGTTCCTGAATCCCAGTGAATGACCCGTAAAAATCAACACCGTGCACGAAATTATGGGTATTCAGGAGCTGGCTGGACAAATAACTAAAGAAACCATCCACATAGGCCATGTTGTTGTAATCCTGTATTTTCATATGTACATTTTCATTTGTCAACGATGGCAAATTGCCGATCGGTTGCTTGCATGATTCATATTTGCCAACCATGTATCGAATCGGGTCTAATAGCGGCGAATACTTAATAAACACCGGACGGGAAATGACGTCTTTTGTGTTTAATCCAACAACTGTATTCATATCAACCAAATGATATGCATTGTTTAATGATATGCGATTATAGTTCGACTCATCCAATGTAAACCACAAATTGTAAATCGGGTTATAATTTTGCACGGATTCAATGCGAAACGGCGAATATTCGGCTTCAATATCTTCGGTCGAAGTAACCTGCCCACTCTTATCTAAAACATTCATTTGAACCGTTTTGTGTTTCGCGTAATGTATTGTGAATTTAGGAATTTCATTTGTCATGATTGTTGTCGAATCTGTATAAGTGGTGAGTACATATTTTTCACATATTCTAAACTAATGTAAATTGATTGTGTATGATTTATGGCGGCGAGCACGTTTATCCTAAAAATGAATTTTATATCTACTAATGTATACATAAAATATAATGACACTGGAACTAAAAAAATTCAATATGCGTGAGATTACGTTTAAACCCGATGAAAATAAAGGTCCAGTGGTGGTCTTGATTGGACGACGTGATACAGGTAAGTCATTTTTAGTGAGAGACTTGCTATTTTATCACCAGGATATCCCAATCGGCACGGTTATTTCCGGGACAGAAGCAGGTAATGGGTTTTATGCTTCTCATGTACCTAAACTATTTATTCATGAAGAATATAACACGGTTCTCATTGAGAATGTGTTACGCCGACAAAAAACGGTGTTAAAACAGGTAAATAAGGAACTTGAAACATATAAGCGTACAACAATCGACCCAAGAGCATTTGTGATTTTGGATGATTGTTTATATGATGCATCATGGACTCGCGATAAAATGATGAGACTGTTATTTATGAATGGGCGTCATTGGAAAGTCATGCTTATTATTACTATGCAATATCCGTTGGGTATCCCGCCGAATCTGCGTACAAACATCGATTATGTGTTTATATTGCGAGAACCGTACTTGACCAACCGTAAACGTATATGGGAAAATTATGCGAGTATGTTTCCCACATTGGAATCGTTTTGTGCAGTTATGGACCAGTGCACCGAGAATTTCGAATGTTTGGTCATTAACAACAATGCGAAATCGAACAAATTGAACGACCAGATATTTTGGTACAAGGCCGAAAATCATCCAAATTTTCGTTTGGGGTCCAAGGAATTTTGGGAAATATCTAAAAATATGGGGTCAGATGACGAAGATGAGGCATATGACCCAAGTAAATCCAAAAAGAAAAGCGCTCAAACGATTAATGTGAAGAAATCAAAATGGTAAACAGTCGTTGTATCAATCACTGTCATCGTCTGTATTTGAACCGGATGTTGCGATTTCCATATGTATAGCCAAATCATCCTCATGAACCGAGTCCTCGTCCGTACTCGATTCATGGACAATATCACTAACATCGTCACTGTCACCATCTACATCTTCATCTACATCGCGTAACATACTTAGCGTTTCTGCGTCATCGTCGTCATCATTATTGTTCGCAATATGGGTGTTGATATTGCCGTTATCATCGTCATCGTCATCGTCGTCATTGATATTATTGTTTTCGTCATCGTCATCGTCATCATCATCGTCATCAACATGCGGAATCAATGTAGTGTGTGGTAACATTGGATAAAATGACATGCCTGAATCTTTTTCTTCATCAGGATTGTCTTCAATAATGGTGGTATGGCACGTATCATAATTCTTCGAAAACGGCAGGGTTACATATTGCGCATATCGCATGTCGTATACATATTCCAGCGGTAGCAATTTTGTTTTTTTAAATCCCATTTGTATGAACTTGCGTCCAAATGTAGGTGAAATTTTATGAAACCTATCCAATTGATATTTTAAATTGTTCATTGCACTACTTTTTTCAGCGATGTCCAATGCATATGTAGAAGTGTAAAATAAATGTAAATACGGCGTCATTGCGCGAAATAACACGTCACTGGGAAAATCCGGGTCAATAGATATTTTTTTGGTAGTACTAATACAATGGTCGTTATACTGACGGATCATGGTGTTTATATCCCGTCGCAGAATGGTGGTGTTATTCGTCTTTATCATCGAACTTATATGCATTTTTCGAATGAGCGCCTCGTTATTATCCCGAAATAATTTCAAATGAAAATTATACAGGAAATATTGATGGAAAACGGTCGGTAAAGTAAACATACGGTGTTTCATGAAGAAATAAATCGTATATAAATGAGACTTGTCGAATACCAAATTGTTGTATGGGTTCTTAATCGGCAATGGCTCTGCGTAAATATACGGTGAATTTGTTAACGCAGTTTCAACAATATTTGTCAAGTCACTTTTCGTAAACAAGTATTTCTTCCCAGCATGCAATAACGGCAACACAAAATATTGGTGAGGTTCAATTGGATTCAGCAGCAAATCGTGCTTGATTGTATATGTTGCTCGATTCCACTTCCATTTATATGCGAATTTGCATAATGCTTGATAGTGGCGCTGAGCATCGCAAAATTTGTGGATGAATTCTGCTTTATATTCCGTGCTGTAAAACGGATTGTTAAATGTATTTTTAATATATGCATACTTCGTGCTTACATAATTTGTGCGTGCATGAAGATAAATCGATAGAAATATGGAATATAATACATAAATAATATCGCAACACCGATTGACCCCTCGGGGCAGATTGGCAGTAAAATATTGAGGACTTGTAATATAATCAACAGTTAAGAATTCTACATGTTGTGTATCGGTAAGAATATATTTCCTGTATATTATATCGCAAAAGGTTGTCATATGATGTATTACATTAAATACATCATAATATTTATATCGTTATTAGTTTATTTTCTATTGTTGATGTGGGCAATTAATCGACGCTCTCGAGTGTGTCCACCAAATTACTGTTCTGTTCCAACAACAACTCATTGCGCAACTTGGTAGATTCAGCATCAGCCACATCGCGCTCTTCGAAATTTACGGTCTCCTTTACACCTACCAAATTTCCATCGGCATCCATAGTTTGAGTAAGCACGTTTCCGCTCGCCTTCGCCTTCTCAATATTCTCCATAATCGCCTTCTTCTTTGTTTCGCGAACACGCTCTTCGAATTCCTTCTTCGCCATCTCCTCGTTCTTCATCTTCTCCTTGT